GAATCGGGCGGTTCCCGATATAATTTAGGAAACAACATACATGAGCGATACTCCAAACACGACTCCTGAGGGAAGTGGAGAGTTGACGGTAGAAGGTGCAGCTAACGCTTTCTTGAGCATGATGAATCGAGAAGATGGCTCCGAACAGGAACAACCAGAATCCGCTTCAGAAGCTAACGAAAGCGAGGCCGAATCTGAGGAGTCTTATGACGAGTCAGAGGTAGAACAAGAAGATGACGATGTTGAGCAAGAGGAACCTCAGAAGTATCGTGTCAAAGCCGCTGGCGAAGACAAAGAGGTAACCCTTGATGAGCTTATCAAGTCTTATCAACTTGGCACTGATTACACCAAGAAATCGCAAGCCGTAGCTGAGGAACGCAAGGCGGTTGAGGCCGAACGTCATGCAGTTCAAGAAGCCAAGGCATTGCGCGATCAATACGCGCAGCAGTTGGGGATCATCGAACAGATGTTGAACCAGCCGCAACAAGCAGAGGATTTAGATTACCTGAAAGAGACTGATCCTATCGGTTATGCCGTAAAGGTCGCAGAATTGTCTCAGAAGGAAAAGCAGTTAGCACAGGTTCGCGCTCAACGAGAGATGATCTCTCAGCAGCAAGAATACGACAGGCAGCAACAGATGAAGCAAATGATAGCCGCTGAATCTGAGAAGCTAGTTGCTGTGTTACCTGAGTTTGCTGATCCGTCTAAGGGCGAAGTAATCCGTAAGGACATTCGCACATACGGTAAGCAGATGGGATTCTCTGATGAAGAACTGGCTAACGTATTTGATTCACGAGCCGTTCTGACGTTATACAAGGCGATGCAGTACGACAAGTTACAGTCTGCAAAGCCGGGGATTACTAAGAAGGTTTCAGAGGCTCCCAAGGCTATCAAGCCGGGAGTATCTAAGCCGAAAGATAGTAATTCTGAGGAAATTAGGAAACTTAAGTCACGGGCTAAATCCAGTGGAAGTATTAGGGATGCGGCTAATGTGTTTGAACGCTTTTTATAAAGGATTGAATCATGGCAATTTATAACGCCTACGACGCAATCGGTCAGCGCGAAGATTTGACCGACGTAATCTATGACATCTCGCCTACCGAGACTCCATTCATGTCTTCGATTGGCAAGACCAAAGCTACGGCTGTTTACCACGAGTGGCAGACCGACAGCCTTGCAGCCGCTACTACCAATAACGCTGCTGTTGAAGGTGCTGACGCTTCGGACGCAACCCTGTCACCTACTACCCGTCTTGGTAACTACACCCAGATCCTGCAAAAGACTATCAAAGTCTCTGGCACTCTGGATGCAGTGAACAAAGCTGGTCGTAAGTCGGAAAAGGCTTACCAGTTGGCTAAGGCTTCGCAAGAACTGAAGCGCGATCTGGAAACCATCCTGCTGTCGAATCAAGGTCGTTCGGTTGGTTCAAGCAACTCGTCTGCTCGTAAGATGGGTTCGCTGTTGTCTTGGATCAAGACCAACTCGTCTGTTCAAACTAACGGTGGCGATCCTACGACTATCGGTGTGTCGACTCGTACTGACGGTAATACCCGTACCTTTACCGAAGCCCTGCTGAAAGAAGTCGTGGCTGAAGTGTTTACTTCGGGTGGTTCGCCTAAGGTTCTGATGGTTGGCCCATCTGGTAAGCAGAAGGTTTCTAGCTTCACTGGTATCGGCGAGACTCGTTTTAACGTTACAGGTGCAAAGCCTTCGACAATCATTGGCGCTGCTGACATCTACGTGTCTGACTTCGGCAATATGTCGGTTGTTCCTAACCGCTTCATGCGTACCCGCGATGCTCTGGTGCTTGATCCTGAGTACGCTGCTCTGGCCTATCTGCGTCCTTTCCAGACTATCGAACTGGCGAAAGCTGGCGATGCTGACAAGACTCAGGTTCTGGTCGAAGTTACGCTGGAAGTTAAGAACGAAGCCGCACACGGTATCGTTGCTGACTTGAATATGTCGCTGTAATGAGATAGCCCCTGACCTTATGGTTGGGGGCTTTTCTATGAGGATTTATGGACTATAGACAACAGGTTGTACATGCGGACGGTGATGGCGGTATTGTCATCGAAACTAAACAGGATGTTACTGAGATACTTGAGAGTAACAAGCAGCTTCTGGAGGCAGACAAGCAAAGAACCGGAAATCTTAATGAATTGCACCATATAGCTCGTATTCCTTTCACGGTCATTGATGACTTGAACAAGAAGGGGATAATGAAGGGCTTTGCAATAGTAGATGATGCGGCTTTTGCGAGTTGGCTGAATAGTTCCGATAATGCACAATGGAAAGTCTATAGGGGGACAGTATGATCGTAGGTGCTTGCGTACCAGCTAGGGATGAAGTTCACACATCGTTTGCTTTTGATTTCGCCAAGATGGTTGGCAGGGATTCAAGGCATAGATGCTCCAAAGAAGGTAACGGGCTAAAGCTCTATACGATGGCAGGAACGCTGATATTCGATCAGAGAGAGAAGCTAGTAGATGCTGCTCTGGCTGAAGGATGTGATGCGATTCTGTTTATTGACTCTGATATGCGGTTTCCGTCTGACACTATTGATATTTTGTTAAGCCGTGATGTGCCGATTGTTGGAGTTAATGCAGTAACAAGACGTAAGCCGACACTACCGACTGCGTTGAATCTACAGATCGAGAAGGATGACGATGGCAAGATTATTCGTCACGCTTGGCATAAGATAGATTCAATGGATAAAGAGGGCATAGAGCCTGTTACAGCGGTTGGTTTCGGTGTTGTGATGATCCGTAAGGAAGTCTTTGAGAAGGTTCCTAAGCCTTGGTTTGATGTGGGTTGGGGATCTAAGGGCATCATTGGTGAGGATGTACATTTCTGCATCAAAGCCTTGGATGCTGGCATTCAGACTTACGTAGATCATAGTTTATCTAAGCATATTGGTCACATTGGTACGTATGAGTATCGATGGGATGACGTAGAGGATGGCGCTATAGAGGCGCACAATAAAGGAAAATAGTCATGGATTTTGATAGCTACAGCGGATTAAAAGACACGATAGCCGATTATCTGGCACGTAGCGATCTCAATTCTAGTATTCCTACATTCATTCGTCTGGCTGAGGTGCGTTTACGTCGAGATCTGAGAATCCGTCAGATGTTGGTTGTTGCTACGGCTAATACGACTGGTGGCACATCTACGGTTGGTCTGCCTACAGACTTCTTAGAGATGCGGGATATTCATTTAAACACGAATCCTATTGCTTCTCTGTCTTACGAGGCTCCTAACGCCTTCTACGCTAACACTAGATCTACTCAATCTGGTCTGCCTACTACCTACACGGTATTGGCTTCAGAGCTGCAATTCTCACCTATCCCTGACGCTGTCTACACGGCTCAGATGCTGTATTACGCCAAGCCTGCGCTGTTAAGTGACAGCAATCCTAGTAATGTATTCTTGGCTAACTGCCCTGATGCGCTGCTGTATGCTGCCTTGGGTGAGGCTGAACCGTATCTAATGAATGACGCTAGGCTTCAGGTTTGGGCATCGTTGTATGACCGTTCTATAGCGTCTATTTCTACATCTGACCAGTCAAGTGAGTACAGCGGTCAGCCTATGTCTATGTCTTATAACGTGAGGTAAATCATGGCAGAAATGTCAAACTATCTTGAGAATGCGCTGATTAACGCTACTCTCCGTAACACCAGCTACACAAGCGTTGCTACTGTTTACGTTGGTCTTTATACATCTGATCCTACTGATGCTAATACTGGTACAGAAGTCTCTGGTGGTTCTTATGCTCGTACTGCTGTTACTTTTGGCGCTCCCAGTAATGGCGTTAGTACCAACAGTGCTTCGGTTGAGTTCCCAGAAGCCACAGGATCATGGGGAACCGTAGGCTGGATTGGCATTTTAGATGCTGCTACTAGCGGTAACCTTCTGTATCACACAGCATTGGATACATCTAAAGCTATTTCTTCTGGTGATATTTTCCGCATTACTTCAGGCAATCTTTCTGTCACGTTGGCATAATGAAAATAGATTTCTCTTTTGATACTCAGTATGGAAAGTTCTGCGATGCACTGCATTTGCCAGAAGATCATACGTTTACTGAGTCTGAAATTGATGCGATGAAACAGCAGCGGTTAGATAACTGGATAGCCGTTATCACTGCACCATCAGAGGAATGATAAATGGCAGATCGTTATTGGGTTCTAGGCACTGGGTCATGGAGTAGCACCAATACTGTTAATTGGTCAGAGACTAGCGGAGGTCTTGGCGGCGCTTCTGTTCCTACGGCTGCTGATAACGTATTCTTTGATGCTAACTCAAACGTAGCTACTGGTGCGTTTACGGTCACAATGGCAAACTCTCCAAGGGTTTGTAACGACATCACAATCAGCGGTCTTGATGGCGCGATGACACTAGCTGGATCAAGCATTGGCTTGACTGTTAGTGGTTCTTTATCTTTCCCTGCGACAAACTTCACCCGTACCTACACAGGCACCACGACATTTAACGCCACGACTACGGGCAAAACAGTAACAACTAATGGCGTTGCTTTTGGTGCGGGAGTTACGTTTAATGGCGTTGGTGGAGCATGGACACTTGGCTCTGCGTTTAGTTGCGGCGGTAACACATTAACACTTACCAACGGCACATTTGATACCTCAGTAAGTAATTATGCGGTTACTGCTGGTACATTTAGCTCGTCAAACTCAAATACAAGAACTATAAATCTTAATGGATCAACAATTACAGTAAGCGCTAATTGGACTATGACAACCAGCACTAACGCAACGTTAGCTGCTGGGACATCAACTATAAACCTTACTCAATCCTTCTCTGCGTTTAGTGGCGGCGGCCTGGCTTATTACGACGTGGCTTTTACGTCCACTTCGACAGCAAGCAACACTAGAAATATTTCTGGTGCAAATACGTTTAATAATCTTACTCTTCCTATTCCGGCTACTCAGGGAATAATCCAAATTCAGTTTTTTGCTGCCCAAACAGTTACCGGCACTTTTAATGTCAATGGCGCGAACGCAACCCAAAGGACGTTTATTCGTTCCAGCACAACAGGGACGGCACGCATCCTAACTTGCGCGGCTATTGCTGCCACAACGGATGTTGACTTTAGAGACATCACAATAGCCGGGGCGCATGGCACGTTGTCTGGCACCCGCTTGGGTGATTGCAATGGCAACAGTAATATTACGTTTAGTGCTGGTGTTGATAAGTATTGGAACTTGGCGGCAGGAGGTAGCTGGAGTTCTACGGCTTGGGCTTTAAGTTCGGGCGGATCTGTTGCCGCTTCGAATTTTCCGTTAGCTCAAGATACGGTAATTATTGAAAATACTGGGTTAAATACGTCAGCTACCATTACAATTAATGCTGATTGGAATATTTGTACGCTTGATACGTCAACCCGTACTAATGCAATGACGCTTGCATCGGGAACTACAGCCCCAACATTTTACGGAAACTTTACTTACGGATCAGGCGTAACGCCTACTGGTACTAGCTCTGGTGGTTATACGTTTTCCAACAGATCAACAAAGACGCTTAACTCTGGCGGTAAAACATTTACTCAGCCAGTAACGATTGATGCCCCCGGTGGTGGAGTTCAACTGCTTACAAACAACTTAACACTTGGTTCGACACTTACAACCACACTAACGCAAGGTACGTTAGACCTAAACAACCTGACGCTTACTACAGGTTTATTTAACTCAAACAATTCCGACACAAGAACTATTGCATTTGGCACTGGAAATATTAGCTGTACTGGAACAGGTACGGTGTGGAATAGTCAGACTGCTACTGGACTAACTACTACAGGAACTCAAGTAGTTAATGTCACTTCAACTGGGTCAACTGCGATAACAGTAACTCCCGGTTCTGTATCTGAAGCAAATAGTATTAGTTTTAATTTTACTGGCGGTACTTATGCTTTGACATTTTTAAGCGTTTCTACTTACGCTGCAAGAAACGTAGATTTTACTGGGTATGCTGGTACGTGGCAAGCAATAGGATCAAGTGTAATTATTTACGGAAACTTAACGCTTTCAACTGGCATGACGCTTACTACATCCAGTAACACTTTAACATTTGCTGCCACAAGCGGAACTAAGACTATTACCAGTAATGGTAAAACGATGGACTTCCTTATTACGTTTAACGGAGTAGGAGGCACATGGCAGCTTCAAGATGCCTTGACAACAGGAAATACAAGAACAACAACGCTCACTAATGGCACTGTTGACTTGTTTAACAATACGCTGTCAACCGCTCTTTTTTCGTCAAGCAATTCCAATACAAGAAGCATTGCATTTGGCTCAACGGGCGGCATTACTTTAACAACGACAACAGCCGCATCAACAGTTCTTTCGATGGCAACTGCCACAAACTTTACGTTTACGGGTACATCAAACATTAGCGCAGCAATGTCTGTTACAAGAACATTTAACTTTGGTGGAACGGCAGGAGCAACAGCAAGCAATAGGCTTAATATCAACCTAACGTCTGGTGCGTCTGTACCAACGTTTACCGGAAGCTTTAGACAAATCAACTTCACTGGATCAACGTCCAACCCCGGTGCCCAAAATATTAGCTGTCACGGGTTTACGCTTGCTTCTGGTGGTACTTACACAAGCACAGACTTTACAACGGTGGGTAATGGAACACTAACGTACACGGGAAAAGCGATTGATGCATTATTAATAGATGGTTCTGGGATTACAACAACACTTGCTGGCGCGGGGCAAAATGCTCAACTGTCACTTATAAATGGAACATTAGATTTAGCAGGTTTTACTTTAACCAATACGTCAGCAGTTGTGACTTTTACCGGAACAAAAAATTTGACGTTTAACGGTGGAACTGTAGTTTGTTCTGCTGCAACTAGTACCGCTTGGTACAACAATGTTCCAACAGGATTTACTACGACAGCAGGAACCGGCACAGGCACAATTTCCATGACTGCTGCAACTGCCAAGACGTTTGATGGTGGTGGATCAACATACAACTGCACATTGAATCAAGGCGGTGCGGGTACGTTGACAATTACTGGCGCAAATACTTTTAACGATATTACTGAAACAGTGCCGACAGCTAATCAGATCACATTCCCTGCTAGTACAACCACAACGGTTAATGCGTTTACCTTGTCCGGCACATCCGGCAATTTGGTTTCAATCCGTAGCTCTACTCCAGCCACGCGGTTCACACTGTCTAAGTCATCAGGCACGGTATCTGTGTCGTTCTTGGATATTCAAGATAGTAATGCTACCGGCGGTGCTACTTGGCAAGCTACCACAACTAACGGAAACGTAGACTCCGGTAATAACCTTGGCTGGTCTTTTATTTCTGGTACTTACGTTGATGCTAGTGCTGCTGTAATTGCATTAGCAGATGTATCTGCCATTGCTTCAAGGGTAAGGTTATTCCAAGGTAGCGTAAATGCTAGTGCAACGGTTACGGCTGTCGCAACTCGATTGTTAATGGGTCAGGGTAGTATTAACTGCGATGCAACGGTTACGGCAACAGGGATACGTATAAGGGTTGGTTCTGGCAGTGTTACTGGCTCTGCTGTAGTAACTGCTGCGCCTAACTTTACTGCATCGGGTAATGCTGCTATTGCTGCTAATGCGGCTGTTTCTGCTTATGCTAATGCTACATTTGATAGTGCGCCTATAATTACAGGCAATGCAACAATCTCTGCTGATGGTCAAATTATTGGCGAGGAGTGGGGTGATTCTTCTGTCGTAACGTCAACGTGGGATGATATTTCTCCTTCTGCTGATACATGGCAACCAGCATCACAATCTTCTAATACTTGGTTGAGGCAGTAATGCAAAAGATTCTGTTTGGTGAGTGGTTGCCAGATCAACCCGGCGTAACAGGTGCAGTAACAGACGCAAAGAACTGTTATCCAGTTGCTAATGGATATGCCCCAGTTAAAGGCGAGGCTGATTACTCTGACGCTGCTGGTGCTGATCTAATCATTACCTTTGCTGGTAAGTTTGACAGCGTTAGTACATTGTTTGCAGCTAGTACAACCCAGATTTATAAGTTTGATAGCTCTGATGCTAGCTTGGATGCTGCTACGACTACGGGTTATACAGCAGTTGAGGGATGGGATGTAACTCAGTTTGGCGCAAAGATGATTCTGGCTAATGGTCAGGACAAGTTGCAAGCATGGACACTTAATTCGTCCACGAACTTTGCTGACCTAGCTGCTGCTGCTCCTACTGCTAAATTTGTAACTGTTGTGCGTGACTTTGTGGTTGCTGCTAACGACGGAACTGATACTAGCAAGGTCTACTGGTCGGACATAAATGACGAGACAGACTGGACACCGGGTTCTGCATCTCAGTCTGATACACAGATTCTTCCTGACGGTGGTGACATTACTGGTATAGCTGGTGGTGAGTACGGTCTGATCTTCTTGGAACGTGCTATCTACCGGATGACCTATACAGGCTCACCGTTCTTCTTCCAGTTTGACGCTATCTCACGGTCTTTGGGCTGTATTTCTAACGGATCTATCGCTCAATACGGCAACCTAACGTATTTCCTTGCAGACGATGGATTTTATGTCTGTGATGGTCAGTCAACCAAGAATATAGGTAGCGAAAAGGTAAACCGTTGGTTCTTTGATAACGCTATTCCGGGTGAGATATTTACTGGAATGAGTGCTACGGTTAATCCTGTTACCAAGTTAATAATATGGAAGTTTAATAATACATTTGGCGGTAATAGTATGCTGATGTATTCGATTGACCTTAACAAATGGTCATA